ATGGCTTTTACTGTTGTTGCCTTTGCCATAATTTGTTTCCTTTCTATGAAATTTAATTGTTGTTGTTATTTTTTGTAGCCTCCTCGTCTATCAAGACCAAGAAGGATTTGATGAAAAGCATATAGCGGTTATCTCCGTCGCTGTGCTCGTCGTCGTCGTATGAGAGAAGCCCTTCGTCAAGAATGGTATATGTACTACTTGAAGGATTGGCTATCTCGGCATCTATGACTGAGTTTACAGCGTCCTCGTACTGCTTGTATAGCACTCGGTTGTATCGACCTCGCGAGATAACAGGAACGTAGACCTCAACATAGCAACGAACCGTAGCAGAGGTTTCCTTGCGGAACTCGCCTATATCATTGATGCTACTTGCGCGGAGTACAATAAAGCCGTCGTGCGTGTCACTCGGAGTAAGCTCCGTAGGAACGTCTTTCGCATATACATTCTTGCTTACTGAATTGTAAAACAAGCCGTACAAATAGTTGTTCAAATCATTTCTTGATTCATTTACCATATCTTATGAATTTTTGAGGTTACGTTTAGCTTGCCTGTAGAGAGATTTGCTTGCGTATTTGTCTACGTGTACGCTGAATCTGGTTCGCATTGGTTTTAGTTCATTCTTGACGGAATCGTAGGTCTCAGCCATTACGCTGAATTTGAGAAACGATGTTCCTCCGCCTAACGTTCTTATTCTGTATCCCTTCTCCCAATACCCCCAATACGGAGCTAAAATAGCGAAGAAAACAACCCATTGACCTGACTTGCTCTTCACACCCGCACGTTCGAGATACTCTGCTGCTCGCTGATGTCCCCAAACGGCTTCACCCGCGTGCATCTCTGAGAAGGGGTTCAAAACTTGATTCTCGTAGTCCCACTTCTTTCTTCCTACTCCCTCTCGGATTTCGACTTGCGACCATCCGTGTAGCATAGAAGGTTTAGAAGCTTTCTGACTCCTATAGAATCCGTTGGCGATACTGCGTCCGTCGTAACTTACTCCCCAACATAGGCTGTCAAGCAAGTTGCCTGTATCGTCCATGTTGTGCTTGCCGTGATATGAGCTTATCCTGTTCCCTATCTCAAGAACTTTTTCCTTGGCGTAGGCTATAAGACGGGCATTCTGCTGACCGACTAACTGCCTCATTAAGTCGCGTCCCCATTTGTCTGCGTCAAAACCTATTACCTTGGACTTTCCCATATCTACCAACTATTACGTGTCGCATATACACTTACACCTCCGAGTTGTGAAGGTTCTGCATTATCCACTGTTAGCGTAAACTTGTCACCGAACACCTCGATTTCAATCTTATCTCCCTTCTTCGGTATGATATAACGTTCCTCGCTGTCCTTGATAAGCGGAATGCTTATGATGTAGCTTGAGGTCTGAAGCACGTTGCCTGACTCGTCCTCACGCATGTGCTCGTCCATCGCGCCTTCGTACACTACGACGGCGGTGTCCTCTTCCATTCCGTCACCTTCCTCGATGCGCGTTATCGTACCGATGTATGGATATTCGAGAATTTCCTCTCGTGACCTTAACCAATTATTCATAACTTGTCTACGTCAACTATCGGGATAAACCTTATCTTTGGTACTACAGCCTCCAACAGCTCTGCTTTTTCATCGTCGTATTTTTTGTAGATTGCAAGCGCAAATTTTAATTTGTCCTTGCGGTAGGTGTCTTGCTCTTGTCCTATGACTTTCTGATAGCCATTGTGGGACTGAGAAAGAGATGCGGTATTAGACGGACTCAGCAGAACCGCAGTGAAAATGATGTCGGCGAGCATAAGGTCACGCTGCCTTTGAGTAATTTCCGCGTCAAAGGCGTCTGCCTCTATGTCGCAACCTCTCTCCGCTGCAATTTTCTCGAACGTACTATCCTCGAAAGTATAGCGTTCTGACGCTTTGAGCCAATCTAATACTGTCATCTTTCCTTACCTTTAACAAATACAATTTACCTAAACAATCTACTTACCCTCTTTTAAGCGTCGGCAGTTGTAGTGTCTACTACCACATGCTGCATTGCCTCGTTCAAGACAGGAGCATAACGACCGATTACCTTTGTGAGATACTTCTTCAGCATACCTTGTGGAGAAACGATGTTCATCACATAGAGGAAGCCGAGAGCCTTAGCAGAGTTGACACTGATGAGGTTGTTGTACTCACCTGTGCCTATCATCTCAACGTCAGCACACTTAGCGTGAACAATCACACCTGCCTTGCCGTTGTTGCCGAGAGGACGGAGAACTGCCTTACCTGTTGCCCAACCGCTAACGGTAGAGATTGTGGTAATGTTCTGTACGCGCTGCTCCTCGCGAACGACCATGATAGGTGAAATCTTAGAGATGCTTGAGCGAGAATACTCGACAAGCTGCTCAAGAGAGATGACGCTTGTGTCAACGTTAGAAGCACCGCTCTGTACAATGATAACCTTGTCAGGAGCATAGAGGCGGATGTAACGATTGACTTCCTTGAGGAATGCTGCGTTCTGTAGGAGAACGTTTACAACCATGTCGTAAGGAATGCACCATACGAATGGTGTGCTCTGGTCGATGTTGTTAGCAGCCTTGAAGTCGTACTCAATCTTCTGCATCTGTGAAGGGATGTCGCAGTCAGAAGCAGTCCAAACCTTTGTGCCCGCTGTCTTGAAGTTGGCGGTAGGAATGTATGCTGACTGATTCACGTTGATTGCAGCGAATCCCTTCATGCCTGTGTTTGTGTATGCACCACCCTTAGAAAGTGCTTGCGCTGCAAGGTTAGAAAGAGTGTAGTTGTGAGTGTTGATGAGGTCTGCGATACCGCGGACGTAGCCGTTCAAGAGATTCTGGTCTGTACCACTCAGCTCGCGGAGTCGTGCCTGAAGCTCAAGCTTTGACTGAGAGGTCTCATAAAGACCCTTACCGAACTGATAGATAGAACCAGTCTTCTCCGTGAAGCCCTCACCGTCGAGCTGAGCGACCTCAGAGAACGGTGCCATTGCGTCAGCAGTAGGAACAGGGCGGTTAGACTTCATGCGCATTGTCCAAGCAGGGTTCTTTTGGAGGTCGCCGAGGTCGATTTCGTACTCGTTTCCGTCCACATCGAAGTGCTCCTGCCAGAACTTAGAATTTGCCTTCAAGACGATATTGTCGTCAATGAGGGTCTGAAGGAAGCCTGTTCCACCATTGTTGAACAGACCTTTCTGATACAACTTTTCAATAAGCTGCTCAGCGTTTGCTGCGTATTTATATGCGTTTGCCATATTTCTAAATCTCCTTAATTAGCAGTTAGACATTAGAGTTCAAACACACCGTCGATGAGCGACTTGTTCTGACTGAGAATGTAAGCAGGAAGCGGCTGAATACGACCGAGGTAAGCAGCGCAACCACTCACACCTGACAGATAATGCTTGCCGTTCACTACGCCGAAGCCCTCTGTTGGCATGAGGTCTGTATCCTTCTCAATCCACATGTTCACCTTGTCTACAAGTGGCTTAGCTGATGCTGAAGCTGCTGTACCTGTAGCCTCCACGATGATGTCAGAGGTGGTTACTGTGATTGCGGTGTCAAGGGTGAGAGTAAACTTCTCGTTCTCCTTGTCATACACAACTGCGGTAATCTTTGCTGACTGCCCCGTACCATTTGCAGAAGAAGGGGCTTTCATAACAATCATACCTACCTCTGGTGCGTCCTCGTAACCTGTTGCAGTCACGTCTACCGATGTGCTTGCAGAAGCGTTAGCCTTTGGCTTGAAAGCACGGAAGATTGTGATTCCCGCTGTGTTTGAAGACAGACCGCCGCCTGGCACGTACTTGCCGAGCTGACCCGCATAGAAGTGGTCGAAACCCTTCTTAGGATTCAGCAGGTCGCCACCAAGAAGCTGATTCTTCTGCAAAGAAGGATTGCTGTCTGCGAACCACACGAACTTACCACCACGAACCTCCTTTTGGGTTTCAAAATAAAATCCCATGTTTGTTACCATAATGATAATCTCCTTTTAATGTTAGACTTAATTACAATTCAATTTTTGTCACTCCTTCGAGCATCTCCTTCTCGACCTGTGCCGTCTGTCGTGGAGCAAGAGGCTTAATGTCTCCGATAGTCTCCTTGAAGATTGCTTGGAACTTGGAAACGAGATTTTCCACCTGTTCCTTTTCCTCCTTGTCGAGAGATGCAGAGAAATCTCCTGCATACGCATCGAACGAAGAATGGAGGTCTTGACGAATGCTCTGCTTGGCAAGTTTCAAGACGTTCTTTGTCTTTTCCCTTATCAGTTCCGCTTCCTTGAACTTCTTCAGTTCATCCAACTGCTCCTGTAACTCTTTTGGAATCGTAGGTTTGTTTGGGTCTGGATTTGGGTCTGGGTTCGGATTGCCGAGCTTTTTGTTCAACTCTGCGATTTGTTTCTTGTACTCGTTTTCTTTCGAGGTAAAGAGTCCGTTCTTGACTGTGAGAATCTCGCTTGCGCCACTGAATGCGGTGTTGAGCGCGAATTTCAGATTTCCAACGATAGCCTCATCGTTGATGTCACCATCAGGATTGAGTTTGAGGAAATGGTCTGCGAACTTGTCTTTGAAACCATCGGTCAGGGTCTCACTTGTGTAACTTTTCTCGTTACAATAATCCTCTACTTTCTGTAGAATTTCTTCTTTTGTCATAGTTTTCTACTATAAATAATGTGGAACAAAAATTTGTTTGCTTGCAAATATAAGCATAATATACGTATCAAAATAAAACAAAGAGAATTATTATCGTGGAATTAAAAATAAAAGCAACAACTTTAATTTTATAGGAGAACAGAAACACGTCGAAGACGTGTATATTTGCAGCAAAATCTTTTGTGAAGATGGGTAGAAAACGAAATGACATAGTGTTATCTCCGTTGGAGGATGGCAATCAGAAGTACGCCATTCGCTCCAATGCGGACTTCGTCGTGCTCACAGGTGCGACGGGGTCGGGAAAGTCTTATTCCCTCTACTATGCACCAATCGAATACCTTACCACGAACGACAATGCGAAGATGGTCTGCTTCATGCGCAACATCGGTGATTTCTGGGGTGCGGGCAAGGTGGCGGATACACTGAAGAAAATGTATCCGCTGATAGACCGTGTAGTAAAGAAACAGCCGCAAGACCCGATAGGAGAAATCCTCCACAAGACCGAGGATATGGGTATGAAGCTGTATAACGGCTCTGAGATTAAGTTCCAACAGCTTGACAACGAGAGTCCTGTCGTATTGGATAGGATAGCGAAAGGTCTTCAGGCTAAGAAACTCATTTTCGATGAGGCTAACAAGTTCGAGTGGAAGACTATTACCACTTTCATGTCCCGTCTGCGTTCCGATACTAAGGGCAAGGCGCAGATATACCTCGCACAAAACCCTGAGCGAGAGTGCGCACTGCGTAAGATATGCGGAAAGGGACTGCATGGCGGCGGATGGATAAACGATGACGGCTCTGTGGATAAGGACATGGACGGAGTTGTACGTTTCTTCTACATGCACGAGGGCGACATGGATAAGATGTATTGGGGGAAAACCAAGCGAGAGGTCTATGAAAAGGCAAAGGACTACATCGACGCATGTCTGCAAGTTGACACGGATATGAGCTATGAGGATTTCATTCTCTCGATGGTATTCTTCACGTTCGACATAAGAGACAACAAAAAAATGCTCTCAAAGAACAAGTCGTACAGGGGCATGACCGCGAACTCCGCCACTGCTGCGTCTTCCTACATGAACAACTGGAACTTCTCTATCACGGACGAAGAAATAGACGTGGAGGACACTGCCGACGTGCAACTAAGCAGTACGGATGTGGAGAATATGTTCCGTGACATCGGCATCCCCGCGAGCAGCACCTGCGAGAAGAGGCGCATGACTCTCGATATGGCTACTACGGGCTTCGATAATCTCGTAATGAAATACTGGGAGCTTTGGAGCGGATACGGATGGATTTGCAAGGATATAGCGTATTCAATGCACAACTCGAACAAGGAAGCCGTACTTATGGCGGTAAGATTCCGTGACAAGCACATGCTGCGCGAGAACGAAATGATTATCGACGTACAAGGCTTCGGATTTTTGAGAGAGTGCTTCCCTCGTGCGCA